AGTTACGATCCCAGAAGGCAGCAAGTAGTTTCTTAGCCTCTGACTTCTTCATGCCTGTAGTACGAGATAGAGTAGCCTCTTTGACACCATACGTGGCACTGTAGTTGACCACCTTGTAGTTCTTACGTAATGCCTTTAAACTGCGTTCTCCTGTGTTGTGTTTGTCTATATCCTCTTGGCTGATGACACCAGCATGTTTAGCTAGGTCAAGGTGTGGGTCAAATCCGGGCTGTGACATTTCTGCAACATAACCCGGATCAAGCGGCTGCATATAGTGACGCTTAGTTGTATCTTCTAGGCTAGTCATATCTGCACCACATAACACGTAACCTTCTGGGGCAATCAGGCATCCTCGTATCTCAGCACCATAGGGCTTTTCCACTGAGGGGAGGTTAACTAAAGGTTTAGCATGTTTAAACCTCATAGTGTTAGTCATACCAGCTACTCCAGCCTGTAGGTATCCATCTACCTCACACTCTAGGAACGCCTTCAGTATCCCGATTCTGTGAGTAAGAACAGAAAGACCATCCAGAATAGAAACAGCAGGATCGTTATCAGCCAACTTCTTAACTGACGGGCATAGTTCCCCATCTTTCCTGACTTGTTCGATCTGTCGTTCATCACCATTGCTCTCTCTTACAAACTTAAATGTTCTAGGTTGCCATCCGATACTGAACAACCAATCTTTGATCTGGGACACCGAGTTAGGATTACCTCGTTCTTCTCCTGTCTGTACAACAAAACTCTGTACCGTCTCAGGCTGCTTGTACTGCTTTCTAAGAGCCTCAAAGTTCTCCCCGTGACTGCTTAGGCTACCATCCTTACGATACATCACCTTGGGCCTGTTCTGCACCTTAGTAAGTACATGACGTGGCATAGCATTAGCTAGTTGTTCTACCTTGTCCTCTTTCATACTCTGCCATTCAGCAAGGTGCATACTGGCCTTAGATACATCTAATTTCCACCGTAGGGCCTCCTGCTCCCTAGCGCAGTCTAACTTGAATGTGATGTAGTCGATAAGTCTCCACGCTTCACTGTTCATATAGTTTCTCCAATTTCCTCTTTAGGTCACGCCACAGGCGTACATTGATCTTTACATCTTCTTCACAACGATGGGCATACTCTTCCTTAGATAGTCCTTCCCAATCATCTACCTTTGGCTTAGGTACACCATACTCTTCACCATACATTGCCAGCCCATGCTTTGTCCTATTGTGATGTAAGTACCAACTAAGCCCCAGTGTATCTACTAGCTTGGCACGTAACTTTATACCTAGCACCTTTTCCACTGCGGGGATATCAAAGCGTACAATGTTATGCCCAGCTAAGGCTAACGTATGATCCATGCTGTACTCCAAGAAAAAGTCCCTCATTTCATCGTAGTCAAAGATAGACCTTGGCTCATCCATAGCTGCTGTTTGATACGACAACACATGTATCTTAGTCAGCTTATCTAACAGTCCATCTGTCTCTATGTCGAATACTGTTTCTGCATCAGGTGTCATCATCGTATAGCCCCATTTCTTCATTTGTCTTTGCGAACTGTCGTTCTAGTGGTGTTAATTCTTCTTCAACAAACTTATCATATGCTCTTGCAGCCTCCTCTGCAGTTTTAAAATGCCCACTTCGGATTTCTTTACCATTTCTTACTAATCGGGAACGGTACTTACCTCTGCTCATACACACACCTCTATATTTAATCTTACCAAAAACTCCAGAGTTTCTTGAGTTAAGGCTATTTGTTGCAGGTCTTAAATTTTCTACTCTGTTGTTAAGTTTGTCACCGTCTATATGATCTAAGACATCTGGAACACTACCGTAATTAAGGAACCAAACAACTCTGTGATTACGATAATAAAAATTTTTTACCCCCAAACTCCTAGCGAAACCCATATACCCATTAATATTAATGTAGCCTAAAAAACACCCTGTTTTAGGTCCACTGGAACGAGGTATAATCCAGAAAAGATTTCCCGTCTCAGTATCATAACTTATGTTTTCTTTCATCCACTGCTTCTCTTCCTCTGACCACTCTCTTGATCTAGGCATTATTAGTACTCCTGCTTTAGTGTGAACGTATCACTGTTAAACTTCATTCGTCCTGCCCGTCCTTCTTCACTGCAAGGGCGGTTTTTTTGTACCGTAATGTATGTTGTGTTTCTTTCATCAAGGTCTTCTGCTTCTTTATCCCTAGATAGATCAATGATAACACTGGCACGTTGTCCTATCATCTTACAGTACTTAGGGTCTCCATCTTCATTAGTGTGAGCGATAGTCACAATACCCACATTTAGTTCCGCTGATAGCTTAGAGAGCCTTACGGACAGGTCAGCTAGTAACTCCTCCTTAGACGCCTCTGATCGTCCTGATACTACGTCTTGGATAGGCTCAAAGAACACATACTTGCATCCACATGCCTGACTAAAGAAACGTATCTGATCGCACAGTTCATCAGTACCTTGACCATCACCTAAGTAGAACTGGTAGAAGTTCTCGTCCCTAGTGACACTCTTAATTGCTTCTATGACATCCTCATTCCTTCCCTTCTCATCGATCAAGTCACGTCTAGTCAGATTATCCTGTAACTCATACGACACAAGGCCAAGTAGTGACCTTAGTTTAGTCTCTTCTAGGTGCCACGCAGCAATAGGAATCTTGCGCTGTAGCATGTTGTATTCCAAGTAACGCATAACTTCAGTCTTACCTATGCCAGTAGGGGCCTTAATCACTGTGAAGTGACCCTGCATAAGTCCCATAATCTTATCATCTAAGTCAGTGATACCCGTAGGAACATATACATGGTCTGGTGTATCCCTATATAACGACAAGAACTGATCAGCAGTGTTTAAGATGTTTTCAGGTGTATACTTAGCAGCGTTCCACCATGCACTTTTGAACTCCGCATGTGCATTATCCTGTAGGAACTCATTAGCATCCTTATACTTGTCGTGTGGTACTCGGTACACCTTGTTAGGAAACAACTTAGCCACACGATCCGCTAAGGCATTACCAGTATCATCATTATCTACTGACAACACAATCTTTTGAAAGCTGTCTAACCACTCCTTACAATTCTCCCACAACTTCTTAGATGGCGCACCAGAAGGTAATGATACAACAGGGTTAATGTACTGACTCTTCATCATCTGTGCTACTGATAGGGCATCTAGTTCCCCCTCAGTAATGGTTACAGTCTTAGAACAACCAGCGGTAAACATATTCATACCAAACAGTTCATCCCCCTTGAACCCGTCCTTAGTGTAGAAACCTTTCTCATGTAGGGTACGGACCTTAATTCCACCGCTGGGGTATACGTACTCTTGGCGACCATCATATGTCTTAACATTGAAGTCCTCCATAGTACGGGCATTAATCCCTCGGAGGGGTGTATAACGACCATCACCAGAGGTCTCTATCCTCTTAGGTGTAAACGACATAATATCCTCCTTTTCTGCTAGTGGGTACTTGTCTCTGGCCCACTCAAAGGTATCACCAGTTTTACTTGGATACGACTTAAGACAAGAGTGACAACGACCAAACCCATCTGTGTTATAACTGAAAGCATCAGACGATCCACAATCAATATATGGACATGGTTGATGTACTCTTTCTTTATTCATATTATTATTTCCTTTTCCTGAGTAAGACCTCTGTACTTACCTATAGCAACATTTTACGGCACAATTAACAAAAGCCACATTGTTTATATGGCCTCTGTGACTTTTTTGATACACTTATCTACATACCTCTTGACTTCCATAGGTGTTGTACCAAATTTACCACCGCAACCCTCAACAATCTTAGCTAATGTGACACCTTTAAGGTAACGCATTTCCACTAGACCCCACTCCTCGTCAGATAGTGTCTTCCTCGCAACACGTATAGTATGTAGCATATCTTGTCGCCTCTCATACACAACAGCAGGATTAGAATCTTCGTCAACTATCTCAACACTTTCTAAAGGTGTACTGGTTGAATTGATAGCCTGTTGCAATTTTGTCACACCTTCCCGGCTCATGGTTGACTTGTAGTCTGTACCCCTAGCCAAAGACCTAGCTGGCTCACTTAAAGGTACACTTACAGCTAGTGTCTTAATATTTAGGTAGTCGTGCATAGCCCTGTTAGCCATACGCCTTAGATTAGCCCCATGCGTGTTCCCCTGATCCACTTGCTCTAAGCACTCCAACATTCCCTCGGACACCAGATCATCGAATTGATTAGGTGAATTATACTTGTACGCAAGTGAACGACACATCTTCATCATGTCTTCAGTGTTCATCCTTCTCTAGTCCCTTCATTATTAGTTGTACAAAACCTGCACTGAATATAGCTGCAAACGTCTCAGGGTCACACTCTACCTGTACTGTTGCACTACCATCCTCATGCTCATCTACCTCTAGTATTTTTATTGGCTTGTTTACGTCATCACTCATCTTTTATCTCCTTGCTATATTTACGAAATCTTTTGTTGTAGGCACGTTTGATCTTCTTTAACTGCCCTGCCTTCCACATATAAAACTTACGTGCTTTTGTAAGTCCATCGTACTCATCCCCGCCCTTCATGGGTATACGCTTGGTCATTTGTTGGTTAGCCCTGTGATCATTTGCTCATCTCCTACTACTACTATGGTGTTAGTACTGACAAATATTGTGCCTTAACTAATATAGTGATGTCATTTTACTCATCTCTAAGTGCCACCCATGACACAGGAAACAGGTCTTCCATCTTTAAACTTATAGCCCATGCCACCTCTTGTGTTTCTGCCTGTGTGTCCTCTTTACACCTTAGCCTACACATATCAGCAAAGGCATCTAGTGACCCTGACCAATACCATTCAGTCATAGTGCTTTGTGGCAATACCATACGTGCTTGCTCTGGGCAGACTCCCTCTTCTAACAGTTCGTTATAAAGTAACAGTGAAGGATAACTGCTTACACAGTTCTGAAGAAAGATGTCCAGCTTAACTTCACCATCACTACCCTGCTTCTTATCTTCACTACGCCCCCGCCACGTATCAGGCTCATAGAAAAAAATTTTATCGTCAACGTATCGACGGGATACCTCATTCCA